CTCTTGTAATATTGTCTGAACGTCCTATAGAAAACGTAGCTTCAGATTCTAGTCTAGAAATTGGTACATTCAGAGAACGGTACAATTTTTTCTTAAAGTATTCAATGTCATCTATTTCACCAAGATTTGAACCGCCTGGCAATGTAGTAATCTCTGTACCTCTACCACCTTCTCTTCTTGGTAGCCAGAAATCTTCTAACATTGACATTTGATTTCTATCATCACGAATTTCACCAGTTTTTGCATCGTAAACAAGTTTATTACGATACCGATTCATTACATCTTTAAGGTACTGCTCTGCTTTTGCTTTAGGCAAGTTACCTACATCAATATAAAAAATTCTTCGTTCTGGTGCTCTAGAAATTCTGTAAATAACTAGTGCATCCTCAATCATTCTTAATTGATTGACAGGTTTGATAGCTTTGTGGAGATGGGAAAGCACAACATTTTTCTGGGCATCTATTAGACCAGATGGACAATACGCAACAGAATCTTTAGTAAGCCTCAAACCATTTGCTGTACCAGTTGCATACTCAATGCCCTTTTCATTGTAAATATAATATTCATCTATATTTACAACAACTTCGGCACCGTTTTTGTCCTTCCCCTTTTTTATTTCTCTAATCTTTTTAATTTTTCTTGGATCTATGTATCTTAATTCTTGTATTCCATTTTTTGGATTTGAAGAATCTATAATTTTATGAAAGTAAACTCTTCCATCAACATACCACCTACGAAAAATATCATGACCTTTAGTATTAAAGTCTAATAATGCAAGAACACTATTAAATTCTTCCTTTATTTTCTTTTTAATTTTTTCAGAATACTCCAATCTATCTAATGAGACAGATACCGCTTGATCTCTCTCATCAGATACGATTGCTTCATTCACAACATCTTCAATTGCCGAATCACATTCAGGATGTAATGCAATATCACGATATCTCCTGATTAAGTCTAATTCACTTCTATCCTTGCCTTCCATGTCAAGGAATTCACTGAAAAATCCACCACCAGCTATATCTTGTGAACCATCATCTGAAGTAGGAAAAGTTGGTTGTCCTTTACTTACCTCAGATGATCTTGTGATATTAAATCCGAATATTTGTGCCATAATATTATTTCTCTAAATAGTTTATACTATTTATCTATCCTTCATTAACTAGCATCGGAGATAATTTGAGCAATATCTTCAAGAGTTGCTATCTTAGAAGATAGTGGTAGACTTTGCTGTCCGCCACCCTTGAAGTCAGTGTAACGCCATGTTACATCAAAAGTTTCAATTTCACTTCTAGTATCCCAACTTAGATCAATTTGACCTATAGAAATAGGCCAACAATTAACCAACTCATATGCTTTAATCGGAGCACCACTTTTAGAATATTGAATGACGCTAAGATCTTTCATATAACCAGATGGGCCTAATTGACCTACATTATCTCTCATACTATTAATCAAATTCATCCATTTTTCAATATCAGTTCGTACTTCAAAATCTTCATCATTCATTATAGTAGTAGTCCATGTTTCAAATGTACGATCTCCAGCAACATAGAGTGTTCTTCCCCTATATTCTATTGGAACTTCATCAATTGCTTGCCCAGGCAATGCAGCAGATTTAACCATAAATCTAGACCTTGAACCTGTTGCATCAGCAGCCTTTGCATCATTGGGAAAATTTAATCTTACTTCAAATTGGTTTGCTCTTGCACCACCATGCTTAAAGTTAGTTACAAATTCTGTAATTGTTCGTGACATATTATCCTCCTACCTCGCTAAATGAAACACCTGTTCTGACAGCCACAAAACTAAGTGAGATAAAGTTAATAGACCTATTTGGTTTCACATAAATTTCTGCAACAAACTCATTTCGATCAATAACTTCAGTTGTGTTATTAGATGCATCACATACAACACTAAAGTCTGTAATACCTCTCCTACCTTGAACATCTCTCAAGAAAGGAGTAATGGTGTTTCTAAACTGTGACCTTGTAAATTCATCGTTAAACTCAAAGAGCTGGAATTTAGCAGACCTTGAAATTGACTTTTTCAATACCAAAAACAATCTTCGTACATTGATACGATCAAATGCACTTGGTTTTGACAATGCTGTTTTGTCACCAAAGAGAACTGTGCCTTCGCCTGGGAATGAAACCACTGGATTAATTCGAGCAGGATAAAGTTCATCTCTTTGTGTTTTTGATGGATTAAATGCTAATTTAACCGCACCACGAATTTGTCCACGATTAAATCCGCCTGGTGAGAACCAAGGGTCGGCCACAAAATCAGTATTTGCACATAATCCTGCAATATCTCCATTTAGTGGTACAAACCTAAATACGTCATTATATCTATCAAACATATACTTATATCCAGAGTCAAATACTGCATAAGATGAACTTGGAATACCTGTTTGATTAAAGAATGCTTTCACATTTGATGTCTGTGTTACAGAAGAAGGAATGCCCACAACATCAGACCTTTGAGGTGAAATAAATGCTACACAGTCTTTTCTACCCTCTACAAAATCAATCATGTTTATTAGATGCTGTTTTGCAGAATCTGTTGCATCAGGTGTTTGACCAGAAATAACTAAATTGACATCTACGATTTCAGAATCTGACATAAGATCATATGCAGCTTTAATTTCACCAACTGTTGCAGAAAAATCATCTGCACCCATTCCATTAACACTGAAATCTCTGTCAATAGATTTACCAGCACTATCAAATGAAATATCACTATTAGATGCTTGTTTTGCAGTACCCCAATCCGTTGCACCAGTAGTAGGATGATCCATCCATCGAATATGCTGAGAAGACCTATTAATTACTGTTGGGTAATAATTAGCACTTCCTTGAGAAGTTTTTGCATTTAAATGTTTAGAAACATATCCATAGCTCTCTATAGAAGAAGCTAATCGTTTTCCAGCAACATTAACTGAATTTCCAGTAATTTCTCCTAGAACATCATATACAACAATATGCATTTCATCATTTGCTGTTAGCATATTTAATGATTTTGCATATTCTGAAGTGCCTGGAGCTGCATTAAACAGATCATAGAATCTCCATCTTCGCCGAACTGCTGTTCCAGAAGAAATATCTGATTTTAATCCTCCACCATTAGGATTATCAAGTTGTCTAACAGTCAGAGCGTTAGATACAAT